GACATTTCTAAATTTAGAAAGTCTATCACAAAATCCATCGAAGGATTAAGCATTGGATTTAATGATCCAACTGACTGGGTCAGCACAAGCAATTACGCACTGAATTATTTGATCAGCGGAGACTTTAATCGAGGTATTCCGTTAGGCAAGGTAACTGTGTTTGCTGGAGAAAGTGGTGCAGGCAAGAGTTTTATCTGTGCAGGAAACATTGTTAAAAATGCACAAGAGCAAGGTATCTACCCAATTTTAATTGATACTGAAAACGCACTTGACGAAAAATGGTTACACGCACTTGGCGTTGATACAAACCCTGATAAGTTGTTAAAACTTAACATGGCCATGATTGACGATGTGGCTAAAACTATTACCGAATTTATTGCAGAGTATAAACTTATGGATGACGCAGAGCGTCCTAAGATCTTGTTTATCATTGATTCATTGGGTATGTTATTGACTCCCACAGATGTTAATCAATTCCAAGCAGGCGATATGAAAGGTGACATGGGCCGTAAACCTAAAGCACTAACAGCACTTGTACGTAACTGTGTCAACATGTTTGGTTCTTACAACATTGGAATGGTGTGTACTAATCATACATACGCAAGCCAGGACATGTTCGATCCAGATGACAAGATCAGTGGCGGACAAGGCTTTATCTATGCAAGTTCAATTGTTGTTGCTATGAAGAAGTTGAAGTTGAAACTTGATGCAGATGGCAATAAGACTACAACTGTGCAAGGTATCCGTGCCGCTTGTAAGATCATGAAAACTCGTTATGCAAAGCCGTTTGAAAGTGTGCAGGTTGAGATTCCTTATGAAACAGGTATGAGTCCATATAGTGGATTAGTCGACCTGTTCGAAGCTAAAGGCATGCTCAAGAAAGAAGGTAACAGCCTTGTATACACTACCAAAGACGGTGAGATTATCAAGCAGTTCCGCAAGGCTTGGGAACGTAATGAGAAAGACGGTCTTGACATTGTCATGGAAGACATTTCAAAACATGGTGAAATTTCCGCTTCAGAGATAACTACTATTGTTGAACCTGAAACGGAGATTACTGAATGAAAGAAGATTTAATTGCAGATTTATGGCATGTGGTAATTGAACATATTCCAGAGAAACAACGTAAAGATGTTGCTGCCGACTTTGTTAATGCTTTGGTTGATCACGGTATTAAAGACAGTGTACTTGATGGTGTGATGGGGGTAGATCCTTATCTCGACCAAGCCATTGAGTATGCTATCGACGGTGAAGAAATCGAAGAAGATGAATATCACGAAGACGAGGACTAATGAACTGGTACGATAAGGTTAGCAAGGATATTTCTAATATCCCAGACGCTGTTTCATTCTACGAAGCTGAGTTACTTCAAGCAAAGTTTGATTGTAAAGTATCGGGTAGTTTAGAAAAGATTTCGGCACAAATGCCGGGTATTGTTGAAAACCGATTTAATCAGTTACAGGAAATTGAAGGTATTTTAGAATATCTTCATATCGAACTTCGTAGACTACGCAGTCAACACTTTCGTAAATATCTTGAAAACTATCAACGAGCTTTGTCTTCTAGAGACTGTGAAAAGTTTGTAGAAGGTGAAGCTGACGTTGTAGACTTTGAGAAAATTATCAACGACTTTGCCTTGCTACGTAATAAATGGTTGGGCATTATCAAAGCACTTGACATTAAGCAATGGCAAGTTTCAAATATTGTAAAATTACGTACAGCAGGACTTGAAGACGCTACTCTATGAAGTTAGGAATAATTGGGTTTGGATTTGTTGGCGGAGCATTGGGATGGGCATACAAAGATACAGATCTTGTTATTCGAGATCCCAAAATGCAGGATTCTGCGAGTTTAGACAAATTTGTAGATTGTGATGCTATCTTTATTTGTGTGCCAAGCCCTAGTACAGAAGATGGTCATTGTGATGCTACTGCGCTTGAGCAAGTATTAAAAGAGCTATTGTTTGTAACAATTCAAAATCCCAATTGTGTTTTTATTTCTAAAACAACGGCACCCCCAAGTATATACAAGCGATTACAACAAGAATATCCAAACCTTGTACATGTACCAGAATTCTTAACGCAGGCAAATGCTAATATAGATTATGCCAATGCACGGTATTGTGTAATTGGCGGAAATTATGATTGGGCAATCAAAGCAAGATCGGTGTTACATTTTGGTAGAGCATTAACGCACGATGACCATATTATTGTATCAATTGAAACCGCAGCACTATACAAATATATGATGAATAGTTATCTGGCCACCAAGGTAACATTTATGAATGACTTTAAAAAGATTGCTGACTCTGTAGGTGTTGACATCAACGATTTAAAATATATATCGGGATATGACACTCGTATTGGTACAACACACATGGATGTTCCTGGCCCAGATGGACAATATGGTTGGGGCGGCGCATGTTTTCCTAAAGACATTGCTGCTATACAAATGGAAGCACTTGACTTAGGAACAGAATTAGAATTACTCGGTCGTGTTGAAGATATTAATAAAAAGCATAGATCACATTAATTGATCTTTCCAAGGCTTTGGAGTTTTTTCATTTACAATTTCTAATGGAAACTCATAGTTAAAAGGTTTTGATCCTTTAGATTTGATCCACGTTACTGACTCTTTTATTGCTGTATCGATATCTGTTTTAGTTTCATATCCTAATATTTGTCTTGCTTTATCTGCGGTACAGGCAGCATGTTTTACTTCTCTAGGACGATCTGCCATGTGGATTGGCGGTTCAGTAAATTCACATTCTTTTGCTATCTTAGCGGCTAATTCATTAATCGTAATCGTTCCTTCGTCTGGCCCTATGTTAACAACCTCTCCTACTATTGTTGGGTCGAGAACTAATTTTTCTAAACAAAAAATACAATCATCGATATAACTAAAACATCTTGTCTGTTCTCCATCGCCGTATATGATTGCAGGTTTACCTTGTAGATTTCTGTTGATCATTATACTCATAACATTACGAAACGGATCATCGTATCTTTGGCGCGGCCCAATAATATTATGTGGAACAGCGATATTCCACTCCATGCCGTGTGTATCACTTAATACTCTTAACACTTGTTCTCCGGCAACCTTGGCAATACCATACGGATCTACAGGTGCTGTAGGATAGTCTTCGTGAAATGGTGAAGTTTGATCTCCGTACCTAGCCATAGACGAGCAATAAACAAAACGTTTTACCTTGGCAGTGATAGAAGCACTTATAGTTGAAACGCTTGCTTGAAAAATATTCTTCGTAATAAAATTTGGACTAAAAACACTTAGTCCTTCGTGTGCCGTGGCAGCAGTATGTACTACTATGTCTGATCCTTGTATGGCATCTGTCATTGCAGAAATACTACAGCAATCAATTTTATAAAATGTTGCTTTTGGATTTACATTATCAATATAGCCGCCAATAAGTGTATCATTTCCGGAAACAGTGTGCCCAAGAGAAATTAACCTATCAGCTAAATGACTTCCAAGAAACCCTGCAATTCCTGTAATAAAAATCTTCATTTGACAAATCCTTTATATTATTTAGTACGCATATTAAGAGCTAAATATCTGCATGAAAACAATAGTACTTGTAACCGGAGGATTTGATCCACTGCACTCTGGGCACATTGCCTACTTCAAAGCAGCACGAAAATTAGGCGATATGCTAATTGTTGGCCTAAACAGTGACGAGTGGCTCATACGCAAAAAAGGTGCAGCATTTATGCCTTGGAACGAACGTCTATGCATCATTAATAATTTAAGTATGGTAGATGAAGTTTATACCTTTGATGATGAAGATAATTCTGCTCGACATTTTATTCAACAAGCCCGAGCTCATTATTCTGATGCAACCATAATTTTTGCCAACGGCGGTGACAGGACAAAAGAAAATATTCCAGAAATGGATGTGAAAGATGCTAACATTGAATTTGTATTTGGCATCGGTGGCGAAGATAAAAAGAATTCCAGCAGTTGGATTTTACAAGAATGGAAGGCTCCTAAGACAGAACGTCCGTGGGGTTATTATCGTGTACTACACGAAGTACCTGGAATGAAAGTTAAAGAACTTACAGTTAATCCCGGATGTAGTCTGAGTATGCAACGTCATACTCTAAGATCC